CCACGTATTCCACATACACCAACATCTCACGCACTCCCAGTCCACCCACTCCCACACCCACGCACTCCAACACAAATTCTTTCTCTATTTCTACCGCCTCTTTTACAATTTCTAATATCTTACTTTTCGGCAATTTCACGTGTAATTTTGAATACAAAAGAATCGCAAATTCTGTGTGAAGTGCTTCATCTCTGCTGATAAACTCGTTGGAAAGTGTTAGTCCCGGCATGATTCCGCGCTTTTTCAACCAAAAAATAGCTGCGAAACTACTGCTGAAAAAGATGCCTTCTACACACGCAAACGCAATTAACCGCGTCGCAAATGTTTCGGGACTCTTGTCATTTAAATCGTGTCCAATCCATTTTCGTGCCCACGCCGCTTTTTTTCCGATTGACACGTAATTCTCAATGGAACTGAATAATTTATCTTTTTTCACTTTGTCCTTGATGTATGTTTCAATCAATATGCTGTACATCTCCGAATGTATGGTCTCCATGGCTGCTTGAAACGTATAGAACGCACGGGCTTCTGACAATTGAACATCCGCGATAAAACGCGTCGCCAAATTCTCCATTACGATTCCATCACTCGCCGCAAAAAACGCGAGAACCATTGATATGTAATGTTTCTCTTCTTCCGTTAGCTTTTCCCAGTCGTTCAAATCCTTGGACAAATCAATTTCTTCGGCGCGCCAAAAACAATCCACTTGTTTCTTGTACATTTTCCATATGTCGTTGTCCTGTATGGGAAACATAACATATCTTGCGAGGTCTTCTTTCAAAATTGGGTCGTCGGACATTCCTAAATAATATACTTGTTAGATTTTATATTATTTAATGAAACCAATTGTGTTTTATGCTGCGGATTTTTAATTAAAATGAGTGTGTTCTTACATGAATATGCTGCGGAAATTTTTGTTAATATTATTATTTATTTTTAACAACATATTACATCTCTTTTATGTAGCAAAAATATTAAATATTTATTATGTAAAATTGAAAAACCAATATAGATTTTATTGTAAACATAAATTCCAGAAATGAACGATTCGTGGTTCAGCAAGTTAGATAAGGTGATCCAATATATGACAAACAATAATGGAAAAAAACCTCTCAAGAAAGAGCCAGAAATTGGTTCATGGCTCAGCGACCAACTCGGATTTTACCGTGAAGGAAGCGGCACTGCCGGTATGTGGGTTAGCAAAGAACGCCTTCAAGCGTGGACCGAATTTATGAACAAAAATGAAGACCAGCTTTTAACCAATGATGAAATTTGGGATAAAAAGTTGATAATGCTTAGTGAGTTTATTGATTTGAAAGGACGTAAGCCAAGTGAAACCGGTGATAATGAAGAGGTTGCTTTATTGCGATGGAGTTATGACCAACACAAACGTGTTAAACCCGGAACTGACCGTTATGAAAAATGGACGGCGTTTACCAATAAATATATCCATCTTTACCGAACATACGAAGAATCATGGAAAGATACATTTGACAAACTTGTGGAATATGTTCGTGAAAATAATAAGATGCCCAAACAGAATGGAAGTACAGAAGAAGAATGCCGATTGGCACGGTGGATAACGCGTCAAAATATGAGTCTATCGCGAAATGAATTGACGGAAGAACATAAGATTATTTGGGAGCAGTTTAACAGCAAAGCTATGACAGTGTTTGAAACAATACAACCGGTTGAAATATGCATAAAATGTAAAGGAAAAGACCGCAATGGTGAATTGTGCCGAAATTCTGGCAATCCATTTTGCAAGTATCACATATATTTGTCAGAATATACAAGTGAACAACTCCAGCATCTACAATTCTGTAAAGGATGCAACAAATGGAAGGAATTGTCGGAAGGTAAAAATCAATGCTCGTCTTGTGGAGAAAGAGGCAAGGAAATACGTGCAAAAGCAAAAACCGAAATTGTATTATGCAAATCGGATGGGTGTACTTTCAAGAAATCAGATGAAAACGATTATTGCGGGAAGCACCAGCTTTGTTTGTTTGTGGATGAATGTAAAGCTGAAGGAATGAAACCGTGTTCAAAATATTTGAAGGGGTGCCGTGCAAAACTTGGGTCAGATTATGTTTTCAAAAGTTGTCAAGAATGTTTGGAGAAGGAGAGAGAACAAGATAATATAACACGGTCTGCCGTATCTGACGAAATTGTTGATGGAAAGAAACAATGTACGGTTTGTTGTAAATTTAAACCGATGGACCAGTATTCAGAAACAAAAACATGTGCTCAATGCAGAGAAGAATTCAAAAAACAAAATGAAAAAAGAGACAAAGAACACGTGAATGAAATTCAACGGATTGCATCTCAAAAACCAGGGAGAAAGGCTACAAAAAAGAAATGGGAAGAAAATAATTATGAAAAAGTAGCACTAAAAACATTAAATTACAGGGACAGGCAACATAATGAAAATCAAAAAGAGTATTTGAAAAGAAACGCAGAAACAATGGCCAAATGGCGTGAAAATAATCCGGAAAAGGTTGAAGAAGCCAATGATGCACGGTCAAAAAACATTAAAATACACTATTACAATTACCAATACAAATCAAATAAATACAGATTAACATTTGATTTATTATTGGAACAATTTGAAACAATTGTTAAAATGCCTTGTCATTATTGTGGAATTATCCAAGATAAAGGTTTCAATGGGATTGATAGAATGGACCAAACTCAAGGATATGTTTATGAAAACTGCGTTAGTTCCTGTAAAGTATGCAATTATTTGAAAGGCTCTGTTGATAATATAACATTCTTACAAAGAGTTGAACACATATTAACTCAAAATAGTATGATAAAAAATGGAAATTATTATCCAACCGCGTTTTCAAATCATAGAAAAATGTCATACGCACAATACAAAAACAGTGCAATACAGCGAAACTATTCATTTGATTTAACCCGCGAACAATTTGATAATTTAATTAAAGAAAAATGTTATATTTGTGGTAAAAAATCAGACGAAACACATACAAATGGAATTGACAGATTTGATAATGATATTGGGTATACAATTGAAAATGCGAATTCTTGTTGTGGTGAATGTAATTTTATGAAAAATGATTTAGAATATAATTATTTTCTTGAACAATTGAACAAAATATTTACACATTCTTCAAAAATAGAAATGGTAAAACCTAGTATTTACGTTTCAAACGCAATAAACCCAGTAGTCAATAAAATGACAAAAAATGAAGTAAAAGAATACCAAGATCAGCAGAAACAAATAAAACGACAAATTACAAGAGAAAAATACGCAGACGAAGAATACAAAAAAATGCGTGTAGAACAACTTATAAAAAATAAATAAATCTTTGATAAAAAAATATTTTTTTTATCAATTAATCAATACCATATTATGGTGTTGCGCAATAGCTTTAAGCTTTTATACCGGTTTCTGACAAATAAGCATTTCCTCTTATTTAAACCTTGTGCTTTTTGAATGGGCACAACACCCTCTCGGGTGGGAATAGACTATATCTTAAGCGTTCGTTGAGAATGATTAGTTCTCTCGCGCCCATCAGCATTTAGTCGTTGAACCGCCTTCATATCCTATCATATCGGACTTAGAAGACTGGCTGCGGATTGCCCTATAATATAAAACTTTTTACTATACCTTATGTTGTTATCATAAGCCACTGTATAATTTCTTATACAGTTTAGTATTTTATACCTTGAGGGGTTTCCCGCAATTTGGAGATGTTGCCTTATTTTATTAAGACTTGCATATCTTTTGGATACACATTTATTCGCATTATAGGTTATTGCAAAACCAGTTCACGAATACGCAACGCCACACATGCCTGCCATCACCCTGAGGACGTTGTAAGAGTAAGCATATACTCTGACCTTGGCGGTCGCGGTTCCGGCAACAGTTCCGGAAGAGAGCACCAACTGAAGGGTGGCGTTATCAATTCTGGAGAAGTTGCAAGATCCACTGGGTTGGTGCTCCTCGGGCCTGAGGGCGAAGGAGTACACGTTGATGCCAGTGTCGGGAGCGCGGGTGTGGTGCTGGAAGGGCTGAACGACGTCAAAGTAAGAACCCTCTCTCTCGGAGATACGGTCTTGTCCGTTGAGCTGCAACTTGGCAGTGACAACGGGGTTCTCGCCCCAGCAGTGCATGTTGAGGGCAGTCTCGGCGAGCACATAGGTGCCGGCGTCGGATAGGGCAGAGCCGTTGGGGGCAGAGCCGTCCTGGTTGAAGACACCAGTGGTGGCATGCCAGTCCTGGTTGGTGTTCATCGCACCGCCAGATACGGCATCGGTGGCACCGGCCATCTGGAAAACACCTCCAGAGATGAAGGCGTTGGTACCAGAGGTCTCGGTGGGTCCTCCGAAGACGTGGATCGAGGGAGGGAGGGCATCAATGGCATCGGTGTAGTTGAAGGGCTGGGCTCCGAGGACCTTGAAGAGAGTGGAGGTTCCCTCAAGAGAAGCGCAGTAGTCAACGTTGGCATCGGGCTGGACAACCCAGATGAGCTCCTTGCAGGGGTGGTTGAAGTTAATCTTGATCTTGTTGGAAGAAGATCCGACCGACTCATCACCAGTGTACTGGAGCTGCTCAATGAGGTACTCA